AAAACACAGTTTTGGTACTACTGTAAGCCAACCAGTGACTGTGAGTAAAGGTACTGTTGACGTCAGCGTGCCAATTGGTTGGACTGCTAACGGTGACGTAGCATATGATCGTAGTCGTGTAAACATTAGTCCAACTGCAATGCAGTATGACATGGGCGTATATTACAAGTATAAAACTAAAAACTTAAACTTGATCACCTACGGTGAACATCAAACGAACTATCTTAATCAAGCAGGTATGACTAATCAACAGTTTGGTTTTGCACTTAACAAGGAGTTTTAATATGACATTAAAAGAAACGGCAACACAATACTTTGAAACATTCTCACGCAAGGATTTACCTGGCCTTGCGGTAATGTTTACTGATGATGTTGTCCTACGTGATTGGGAAACATCGGCAGAGGGCAAGGTTGATATGTTGGCTGCAAATAAAGCTATATTTGATGCTGTTGATACTATCACTGTTACACCATTGGCATTATACGAAGATGGCAATACTGTAACTGCTGAGATTGAAGTATTAGTCAATGGAGATACAAAATTACTAGTGGTTGATGTTATCACATTTGATAGTGATAAGATTTCTAGCTTACGTGCTTATAAAGGATAATTGTGAAAAAGTTATATGTAGATGACCAACAGATCAAAGAATATGTAAATAAGATCTCATACCAGATGTACAAGGACAATTGGCGTCCAGACTATATCGTAGGACTTACCCGCGGAGGACTTATTCCTGCGGTGTATATGAGTCATATGTTAGATATTCCTATGGAAACATTGAAAGTAGCTCTACGTGATGGTACAGGTGGTGAAAGCAATGGTTGGATGGCTGAAGATGCATTTGGCTATATAGATGCCAGCGCAGTTCCTCGTCCAAAGGGTGAACCAACAAGTGATCCTGCGCTACGTAAAAACATCCTTATCTTAGATGATATCAATGACACAGGTGCTACATTAGATTGGATCATTGAAGATTGGCAAGCAGGTAGTTTACCCAACGATCCAGCATGGGCTGACATCTGGGGAAACAATGTACGCTTTGCTGTGCTATTTGATAACCTAAGCAGCAAGGTTAGCCGCAAGGTCAACTACAGTGCAGTAGAAATAAACAAAGCAGAAGAAGACGTTTGGATTGTTTACCCGTGGGAAAGATAATCTTGCAATTTTTCAAAAATAATAGTAAACTAATAGGATGGTTGGCTAACGTCATCACCGTTGTTGGGGTGGTATTCACCAGTCTTGATGTGTATCCGCTTAACATTATTATATTGTCATTAGCTGGTGTGCTTTGGGTCATAACAGGTATACTATGGCGTAAACCTGAATTGTGGTCATTGAACGCAATTATATGTGTGATTTATCTTTATGGATTATTTAGATGAGTAAACTTAAAGTCAGTGAAATATTCTATTCAGCACAAGGTGAAGGACGCTTCATTGGCGTTCCAAGTGTGTTCTTAAGGACCTTTGGTTGTAACTTTACCTGTGGTGGGTTTGGTATGAGTGATCGCACACAGATGAGCACAGAACGTGAATTCATTGATCCTACAAAATATCGTATATATGAAGAACTACCTTTGGTTAATACAGGATGTGACAGTTACGCCAGCTGGGATCCCAGATTTAAGAACTTTAGTCCCTTGTTAGAGATTGATGCTGTAGTCAAACGTATGCTAGATCTAGTGCCTAGCAACAGTTGGATCATGCCTAATGGCAATGACACACATTTGGTTATCACAGGCGGTGAGCCATTGTTGGGTTGGCAACGTGCTTATCCAGAATTACTAAGTCATAAAGACATGTATAACTTGAAGAATCTAACATTTGAAACAAACGGTACTCAAGAACTACATGAAGACTTTGCTAAGTATTTGAAACTTTGGAATCGTGGCAGCCGTGAGATCACATTCTCAGTTAGTGCTAAACTATCAGCAAGTGGTGAGAAGTGGGAAGATGCAGTTAAGCCTGAGATTGTTAAATCATATGAAAAGGTTGCTACAACATATCTTAAGTTTGTAGTTGAAAACCCCAATGACTTCGACGAAGTAGATCGCGCAGTAGCAGAATATAGGAAGGCCAAGTTCAAAGGTGTAGTATATATCATGCCAGTAGGCGGTGTGGTTAAAGTCTACGATGGTAATAAATTTAACGTAGCTGATGAAGCTATGCGTCGTGGTTATTATTACAGCCCAAGATTACATGTTGATCTTTGGGGTAACAGTTGGGGAAAATAAAAGGAAAATATGAGCTATTTATTTACAAGTGAAAGTGTCAGTGAAGGACATCCAGATAAGGTAGCAGACGCTATCAGTGATGCGGTGTTAGATTTAATGATGCGTGAGCAGAATACCGCCTATCGTTGTGCTTGCGAAACACTAGTAACAACCAATCAAGTTATTATTGCCGGCGAATACAAAGGCATTTACAATCATCAGGAAGTTGAAAATGCTGTACGTCGAGTCATCCGTGACATTGGCTACGAGCAAGATGGGTTCCATTGGGCTACTGTAGATATTAAAAATCTCATGCACGGACAAAGTGCAGATATCGCTCTAGGTACAGATACGTTTGGAGCTGGTGATCAAGGTTTAATGTTTGGTTATGCTACTAATAAAACACCCAACTATATGCCGCCAACTATTTACTGGAGTCACAAGATTGTAGAACGATTAACTGCTATCCGTAAGAGCGGAGCAACTTGGTTAGGCCCTGATGCTAAATCACAGGTCACCATCGAATTCAATGATGATTATACTATTAATCATATTGCCAAGATCGTATGTTCAACACAACATTCAGCAGACACGGATATTGACACGGTTAGAGAACAGGTAAAAGCAATTATTCTAACAATATTGCCAGCAGAATTTATTACTGATGAAACAGAGTTTCTAATCAATCCAACTGGTCGTTTTGTCATTGGTGGCCCAGATGGTGACACTGGCTTAACAGGACGTAAGATCATCGTCGACACTTATGGTGGTAGTTGTCCACATGGTGGCGGTGCGTTCAGTGGCAAGGATCCTACTAAGGTAGATCGTAGTGCAGCTTATATGGCACGTTACCTAGCTAAGAACATCGTAGCCAGTGGCAAGGCCACACATGCTATTGTTCAACTTGCTTATGCAATTGGGGTAGAGCAACCTATGAGTGTTTACGTTGACAGTGACGGAAATAATAGTGAGCTTACCTCATGGATAACTACTAATGTAGACCTAACACCTAGGGGCATTATTAATAGATTTGATCTATTCCGCCCTATTTACAGTAGTACAACTAACTACGGACACTTTGGTAAAGATGGTTTACCGTGGGAAGAGTTAGATTTATTCAAGGAATAATATGTGGACATTTATTAAATATTGCTGGACTGAGTACTGGGATGCTATGGCACATTCTTATCTATTAGATGAAGCGTATATGGAATTAAACATGGATGAAGAATTTGGTCACGGAGAATGGTAATGATAAAAAAATTAATTAATAGCTTGTTTGGTACTAAACCAGAACCCGCAGTTATCAAAGAACAAAAAATCAAAAAGACTCCTAAAGAATTAGCCACAGAACGTGATGAGCCGTGGGTAGAAGTATTAAGCATGGACATCGATAAAGATAATCCAGGTAATGGTGCATTCGAATTAGATTGGAATGACAAATTTTTGTCCAATTTGATACGTGCTGGGTATCAAGGTAAGACCGATCAAGACATAGTAGACAATTGGTTTAAAGCAGTTTGTCGCAACGTTATCCAAGAAAACTTTGAACAAGAACAGGCCGATCCAGAAATACGTGCAAGTAATCGCCGTGATCTAGGAGATGGCAGAACGGAAGTAAGTTGATCCTATATGTCAATGGTGACAGCCACAGTGCTGGTGCTGAAGCAGTAAATTCATTTGCATTTGCCAATGATGATCCACAATACAAGTATCTAGGTAGATTACCACATCCTGACAATCTATTTGCCAGTTATGGTAATGTTCTCGCCAAAAATCTTTCAGCTGAATTATACTGCGATGCAGAAAGTGCTAGTAGTAATGATCGTATCATTCGCACTACCAAACATTATTTGAGAACCAATCGACCAGATTTAATCGTCATAGGATGGAGTACTTGGGAACGCGAAGAATGGTTTTATGAAGGACAATATTGGCAGATAAATGCAGGAGGTATTGGTGTAGATTGGCCCGATGCTGTCAGGCAACAATATAAACATTGGGCAACAAGCATTAATCATAAGCAGAAACAGTGCGAAGCACAGAAAAAGATATATGAATTACATCAAGAATTGGTAGACATTCCCCATTTGTTTTTTAATACATATTCGTCATTAAAATTAGCCGATAAAATTGATTGGCAACTAAATTATCTAAATCCCTATGATGATTCTCAAACCTATTATAATTGGTTAAAGGATAAAAATACAAAAACAGTCGATCCAAACAATCATCATTTTGGTCCTGATGCACATCAAATTTGGGCAACTCATTTGACAAAAATCATAAATGAAAGTATAATAACTAAATGAGATATCTATTAGTTGACACTGCAAACACATTTTTTAGAGCCCGACATTCAGCACATCGCCAAAGTGACACTTGGGACAAGTTGGGTTTTGCTATCCATGTAACCCTAGCATCAATTAATAAAAGTTGGCGCGATCAAAAGGCTGATCATGTTATATTCTGTTTAGAAGGTCGCAGTTGGCGCAAAGACTTCTATGAACCCTATAAGAAAAACCGTAGCGTAGCACGTGCGGCTCTTACCGAAAGCGAAGCGGAAGAAGATAAGTTATTTTGGGAAACCTTTGATAACTTAAAAACATTTGTCGCTGAAAAGACTAACTGTAGTGTTCTTCAACACGGTGAATTAGAAGCTGATGATCTTATAGCAGGATGGATACAAAGTCATCCAGATGATCATCATACTATTATATCCAGTGACACAGACTTCTATCAACTCCTAGCAGACAACGTTAATCAATACAATGGTATCAGTGATGAGCTCCATACCTTAAAAGGTATCTTTGACAAGAAAGGCAAACCAGTCATAGACAAAAAGACTAAGGAACCTAAGAAGATCCCTAACCCACAGTTTATACTTTTTGAAAAGTGTATGCGTGGTGATCCCACAGACAACGTATTCTCCGCATTTCCAGGCGTGCGCACTAAAGGCAGTAAAAATAAAGTTGGCTTAGAAGAAGCCTACGGTGACAAAGATAAGAAAGGTTATAATTGGAATAATATGATGCTACAACGTTGGGTTGATCATAACGGCATCGAGCATCGTGTATTAGATGACTATGAACGTAATCGTGTCCTAGTTGATCTAACAGCACAACCAGATGCGATAAAGATTAAGATGGCAGAAACTATAGCGGCAGCACAAGTGCCTAAGAACATGCCCATGGTAGGTGCACAGTTCTTAAAGTTCTGTGGCAAGTATGATTTGATTAAACTCAGTGACAATGCCAGTGCAATCAGTGAATGGTTGATGGCTAGCTACCCGCAGAAAGAACATGCATGATAGCAGATGGCAAGTTCCTAGCACTTGATCTTGAAAGCAATCAACCTAGTGGTAAGATCATACAGGTTGGTATCGCTATAGGTGATAAGAACACACGCTTTGAGGACTATGTCGTCCGTAAATGGTATATAGATCCACAAGAACCTATCAGTGAATTTATCAACGATCTAACAGGTATCACAGATAGTGACATACGTGCAGAAGCATACAGTCATGAACATGTTGCCCGTGAACTCAGTGAGCTGATTAAAGAGCATAAGTGTTTCGTTTCGCCGGTCACGTGGGGAGGATCGGATAGTGTGGAATTATTAGCAGAATTCTGCAAAAACCACGCTGATTTTCCGCATTTTGGCCGTCGTTGGATCGATGTTAAGACCTGGTACACATACTTGATGCTGACCCGTGGTAAACAGCCTAGTGGAGGATTGAGTTCAGCTATGGGCTCGTTCAAACTACATTTCAAAGGTAAAGCACACAGGGCAGATGTGGATGCAGCCAATACTCTAGCATTATTTTTCAAACTACTAGAACGTCAGGCACAGTTAGAAAGTATATTGGATTCAGCTAAAAATATCTAATTATTTTGGTAAAATAATTTCAAAAATGTCTTGCTCATTGAGATGAGAGCATATATAATTAACACATACGCATATAATATGTGTAGATTTATAAATTAGAAATTTTAGACGCAAGAAGACACTTTGTCATATATTGTCTAAAAAAGAGATTTATAGATTATAGTCCTAACTTAAAAGGAGAATATCATGACTATAACAGTAACCGACGTTCCATTGGTAATCAAATCGATACCAAGTATCAATCAAAAAACTTTTGACAACTACTCAGTTTGTCCAGAGGATCAAAAACACTTTGAAAAGATTAAAAAGTATTGCAAAACAACTAAAAAAAATTGGTCAACACGCAAACTTAAATATGTTCCATTAAACATTCCAACACTAGCAGATAATAGATATACAGAATTTAATAAAATATTAAATCATGCTAAAGATGGTTTCGATCCTGGTATTTTTCAAGCTCCAGTAGTTGTTGCTATTCCAGCATCTATTGTTAAGGACGCTATTGCTAAACGACCTACCTTGATAACAGAAGATCTTTGGGACATTCGTCCTGAAGGTTTTATTAAAATTGATGGTAACGATTATTATGCAATGGTTTGTGATGGACGTCACCGTCAAGTATTAGAAGCCGCACATCAGCAACATCCGCCGTTCAATAACTTCTCTGATCTAACTGGAGATTGGGAATGTCAAGTAACCTTTGCTAATGCAAACTTATTAAATGATCCTGTCGATGAATTTACTAAATGGTTTCAATTATCCCATAAACTTTACATCGATATTAACAATAAGAAAATTCGAAAACCATCTAGTCAAGATAATTTGGGTGCTGAAATTCGAATGGGAGACAAAGATGCCATTGCTAACATTGACCGAATGAAAAAAACTGGTTTTTGGGTAGAAGGCGGCCAGCGACCATTTGGAGACCCAGAGGGTGTTAAAACTAAGTATTCGATTTTTCGTCGTGATGCATTAAAGGATCCAAGACTAAATGACTCTCTTATTTTACAAACATCAAAGTGGATTAAACTAGATCCAGACTTTGATAAAAATGTAACTTATAGCCCCTCGCTTGCTCCCGCATTAGCACTAGCTATTGTCGTAGAACCAAAAATTTTAGACGGCAACGGAACACAAACGGCTTTTGAATCGTGGCTAAAAGAACAATTAGGTAGCAATAGTTCAGAAGACTTAGTATCTTATTGGAAAGAACTAGGTGGGAATCAAGATAACAAATACAGTGAAAGTATTTGTCTTGGAATGTTTACTGATTGGAAAAGCACAAAACTAAAAAAATCTCAAAAATCCAATCTTAAAAATAAATCAGTGTACCATTACATTGTTTTAGATAAAATTGAAGATAAACTTTTTCCAAAAAAAGTCGCTAATACCACAGCAGAGTAATACCAAGATAGGCCCTTAACTGGGCCTATTATTTTTTCAAGGATAAAAAAAATGTTAAAAATCACATTAAACCCCCGTATTTCTACTGAAGGTACACCACTGTCATTTGACTCGGACCGTATCGTAGTCAAAGACACCTTAAGTGGAGAAGTTGTCGAATGGTCGAGGGCTCATAAAATTTCAATATCGCGATACACAGCAGAGCAACGAGATATCATTCAGCGTGTAAATTTTATATTAGAAGAAACCCTTCTACGCCGGATGACGGAAGCGGAGATCGAATATCTACTATATCCTTTTGGCAAGCCGGAAAAAATCAATCCAGAAGAATATCAAATCCTAGCGGGATTTGAAGTCAAAAAGGAAATCAAATATAAATGACAAATAAATTTTTCCGCCGTGAGGCAGATGATCTACTTTATCGTATAATTGAGACGCAGGACATCATGGGTCAAAATGTTGTTTTCGCATTTCAGCTAGACAGCACTACTGCTGATATCTTAACTGATGGAGTGACCCAGACTGGGTGGGAAGAAGTCCGCGAAGACAGCATAGAAATTGACAATTTTTATATCGATGTCCAAACCGACGAATACGGCATGACTGAGGAAGACTATCAACAGATGGCTGAGGAAGAATCCAGACCAAGTGGACAAACACTTAAACAGATGCTCGAAGGACTGAGATCCAGACCAGACTGGGATGACATGAATCGCCATGAACGCCTAAAAGCCGGTCTTGACCAATCAGGTAAAAATTTAAACAAGGCTGAAGACATCTTAGGGATGATACGGGCACGTCAAGCAAACGAAATGCCCCCAACCGTGATATTGAATCCAAGTAAATACACAGATTCAAAAACCTTAGAGTCAGCATTAGAGACGATTC